AGAGACTATACAAAACTTCAGCGATGGCTTAGGGCGAGGCGCAACAGTTTCGATAGCATTTTCTAAGCGCATACGAGAAGCTGGTCAAGCTATAGGCGTGACTGGCCGTCAGTTTAATGAATTAGCTTTAGCTCTTGCAAATTTTGAAGAAAGCCAGACTCCAGAACTATTCAATGAATTACAAGAAACAGTCAGGAGGCTAAGAGACGAATCTTCAGATACAACGGCTTACGATAAATTCGCACAGGTATTCGTGGATCAATCCAGAAATGTACGCCTAACCACAAACGCGCTTCAAGATTATGAGAAAGTACAAGTCATGCTACAGGAGGGAGAGTTAAACACTGTAGCTTTATTGGAGGAAAGTGCAAAAGCTAGAAGCGATTTATCTGCTAGAGCAAGAGCAGAGATGGAGCAGCATGAAAAGCTGGTTAAGGCAAACAGAGCCAGCATGTTTGAAGCGCTTGATGCGGAATTAAAAGAGACTGAAAGAACTGAGCGAGAAAAAACCGCTCTTGCAGAACAAACTCAAAAAGTTTTATCTACGCTATACAGCGCAACTAGCCCTGCGGTATTAGGCTTTGCTAGACAACAGCAAGCTATGCTAAAGATCTTAGAGCAATCTCGCGAAGCAGAATTGCTTACTGAAGAAGGCTTTATTGATGCTAAGAAAAAACTTCATCAGGATTTTGTTGCCTTCGTCGATGCTCAAGAACAAGAGAAAGAAAGGCGAGAGGTAGAAAGACAAGCCAGAGCGTTAGAGCGGGAAGCTCAATTAGCCTACGATAGAATGTCTCTTGTAGAAAAGTGGATGTTAAGTACAAAGCAGGCAATTGAAAATATTGACGCTTGGCAAATGTTGATGGCTGTTAATTTCGAGAAAAGTTTAGCCAACGCTTTTGAGGGTATACTAACCGGGACAATGACAGTTAAAGAGGCGTTTGTTCAATTCACCAAGGATATGTTGAGTTCATTCTTAGCCATGATCTCACAAATGATAGCAAAACGACTAGCCTTAGCTGCTGTCGAGAAATTAATAGGGAAAACAACAGCCGTAGCATCAGCGACCTATCTAGGGCTAACGGCGCAAGCTCAAAGCCTGATGGCTGGACTAAACGCATTTGCTAGTACAGCAGCGATCCCCGTAGTTGGCCCAGCAGCAGCGCCCGCAGCAATGGCGACGGCGATTGGCGTTACTGCCCCGATTGCGGGTGCGATTTCGGCTCTCAGCGGGGCGGCAGCATTAACCAGAGCAACAGGTGGTCAGGTTAGAGGCGGCGAATCCTACTTAGTTGGTGAAAGGGGCCCAGAACTTTTAACTATGGGCGGGTCTGGTCGTATATCGAGCAACGATCAATTAAAGCAAGCGCTCGGCGGGGGTGGTGGTATTACTATAATAAACAACGTGGATGCAAGAGGCGCTGATGCAAGCGTAGATCAAAAGATTCGTCTAGCTATGAAGCAAACCTCAGAATCTACCACAAGAAACATTCAGAACTTGATGAAAAGGCGTAGATTTGTATGACCACTTTTGTATTTGCTACAGAGGTTCCTGACGTATTGCCTAGCGCCTCAAGCTGGGAGTTGGTGACTAATAGCCGAATATTTGAAAGCCCACTAACTAAGGCGGTACAAACTGCGGCGAGGAAAGGGGCGCATTGGAAAATATCGTTATCATTTGACAACTTATTTGATGATGACAGAGCCAATATGCAAGCGTTTATGGCCATGCTGGAAGGGCAAAGGCATAGATTCAGCATCAAAGATCATTCGTTCACCCGAAGAGGTACGGGCGTACAAACAGGCTTAGTCACGGCAGCGAGCAGCGGTGGTACTTTAAATTGCACCAGAACACTTACAAGCTCATTGACGGTTAAGAAGGGCGACTATTTAAGTGCCAATAATCAATTGTTTATGTGTATTGAGGATGTTACTAGCACATCGACAACGATCGCTATTAACGTTTCGCCAGAAGTTCGAGTCTCTTCGGTAGGTGAGGCCGTCGAGCTAGTCAACCCCGTTGGTGTATTTATGATGACCGGCTCAACTGGATGGGATACAAAGCCGGGGATATACTCATCATTTAATATTGAGGCCATAGAGGACGTACTAGCGTGAGTAGAGATCTAGCATCAAACACTGCGATAAGTTATGCGGCCAGCCATGTTAATCCTATTGTATTCGTCAAGTTAGAGTTTGATCCAAGCTCTGCTGGCACGATTAGGCTCCATAACGGATTAGGTACTTACACTTGGGACGATGGCTCGGGAAATGTAAATTGGCTTGGGACTGGCGATTTAGGGCAAATAAGCACAATACAAGAAGGCGACCAGATTAGCCCGTACAACATTGAGCTTACCTTGTCTGGATTGGACGCTGGGCTTGTCGCAGAGGCTGTTAAGGAAGTTTATTATCAGCGCCCTGTTACTTTATACGTTGGCGCACTAAACGACGATGACGAGCTTGTAGCGACGCCTGACATTATTTGGAACGGTTTTATAGACACGATGGACGTGAGGCTAGGTGGTGATAGCGGAGATACCCTAGCTTTAAGTGCTGAAAGCGAATTAGCAATGTTTGAGCGATCAGCAAATTTGCTTTACACGAATGCGTCACAGCAAGCCAGCTCATCAGGAGATACCTTCTTTACTCACTTGCAAGAAATGCAAGACATTACTTTGGATTGGGGTGTTAGAAAATCTGGATCTGGCGGCGGTGCCCCAATCAATCCCGGAGACGACCCGCTAATTGACCCACAACGGATGCGTTGATGCAGTTGCAAGTCTTACAAGCACTAAATAAATGGGAGCGTCGTGAGTTCACTTACGGCAATGCCGATTGTTGCCAGTTCGCTGGGTTTATAGTCAAAGAGCTGACAGGAAAGGATTACTTAGTTGATTTCAATTATAACTCTGAAGAAGAAGCCTACGACATTATTAGGTCAAATGGCGATTTAGAGGATACGGTTTCAACTGTTCTAGGTAAGTCAACTAGCGACATAAAAGGACTAGAAGATGGTAGCCCTGTAATGGTGACAATACCTGACAATCATTTGCTGGGGATCAAGTTAGGCGATTACGCTATCTGCTTGACGCACAAAGGTTTGGCTCGTCTGCCAAGCGAATACATATCATTGGGATGGAAGTTATGCCACCAGTAGTTGCATTTTTAAAAACGGTCGGAGCTTTTGTTACATTTGCCACTGCCACTGGAACGACAGCAGCAGTCATTGGTGCGGCGGCAATCGTTGGCGGTGTATTTGCAGCATCCAAGCTATTAAAGCCTAAGATTAACTTCTCAGTTGATGATAACGACCGCAGCAGACAGACCACAGTAAGATCTACCACAGAACCTAGAAAGTTAATATACGGCGAGACAATGGTTAGCGGGCCGTTGACTTACGCTCAGGTATCTGGCGCGAATAATAAATACTTACATCAAGTTGTTGCTTTGGCTGGGCATGAGCTAACGCAAATCAGCAAAGTGTTTTTAGATGACAAGTCAATAGATTTAACTAACGCCAGCGTCTACAACTCTGGAAGCAAATCTGTTATTAGCGGATTCTTTGGCCCTAAAAACAATGAGAGCGGAGTTAGCGAGACTGTTGTATACATAGATACTCGTCTAGGTACATCGTCACAAACTGCTTATTCAGGATTGCGAGCAGACTCGACAACATCTACAGAATATCTAGCGACTCATCGTGGTGATAACGTAGCCAGCCTATATACCCGTTGGACTATTAACGAAGGCTCTCGGGAAGTATGGGACGAGGTTGGTAGTGTTCAAAATATCAAAGCCTTGGTTAAAGGTAAGAAAATCTACGATCCTCGCTTAGAGGTTGACGCTGGCGGCACTGCTGGCGCAAGCCCAACTAATGCTAGCTATGTTGTATATGATGACAACAGCCTAAGCACTGGCGCAATCGACCGAGGTGAGCAAGGTAGAAATCCTGCGTTAATGATTGCTGATTACCTTATGGATAGCGAGTTTGGCTTAGGTATCCCATCCAGCAAAATAGATTGGGCGGCGATTATAGCTGCTGCTGATGATTGCGATACTTTAGTTCCTATCCCTAACTCTGCAACTCAAAAACGATTCTTTGGCAGCGGAGTTATTTTCGGTGCTGACCCATACGCCAAGTCGATAGAAAAGATACTTAGCGGCATGAATGGCTCTTTGGTGTATAGCCAAGGTAAGTACATTGTTAGAGCTGGCGTTTATTTTGCGCCAACTGAATCCATTACTGAAGACGATATCATCGGCGCAGTTGACATCAGAACCGCCATACCAAGATCTGACCGTTTAAATCAGATCAAGGGATTGTTCATTGATCCCACAGAGCAATACAAGATGATGGAGTTTGGCCCTGTTACAGTATCAGGGGCGATTGCTAGGGATAACGGCGAGACGCTAGAAGAAGAAATTAAGTTACCGTTTACCGATAACCGATACGCAGCTCAACGAATAGCATTTAAGCAAGTCAATCAGTCTTTCTTGCAGACGATGATAACCGTCCCCGTTAATCTAAAGGGGATGCGTATTGCAGTTGGTGACAGGGTAAATGTTTACCTGTCGGACTTAGAAAGCGTAGATGCAGGCGAGTGGAACCCAAAGATATTTAAATGTATAAACTGGTCGTTTGCTGAAAATGGAAGCGGTGGTATCAACCTAACCCTTCTTGAAGAAGGAGAGTTTTCAAACGGAGTAGCAATTCGTTATGCTGATCCTCTTCCAGCCGATTATTCTACGATCACAGCTCAAGGCGTTATTGCTCGAAACCTTCCAGACGTTCCGGCACCTACAAACTTTGGCATAACCGCAGCTATAAACTCTATTGAGTTGGCGTGGGATAACCCGTCAAACGCTTTAGCTTGGGAGCAAATCTGGGTTTTCAGAAATACCACTGGAACAACTCCAACAGATAGCGACACCCCAATCGTTAAGTTCCGAGGAACAAGCTACACAGATCAACGTGCAGCAGACGGAACCGAATATTATTATTGGATTCAGGCGGTCAGATACCCGCAAGGTAGCACCCCATCGAGCGGTGCTAATGCGTCTAAGTCAGTTATGGTGGCTAGCACTCCGGTCAAGATTGCAGCGACCAAGATTGGCAATGCAGTCATGGGTGAGGACTCTATTAATACAGCGCAGATTATTGACGAGGCGATTGGCTCAGACCAGATAGCAACTACCATTCAATCTGACAACTGGGCAACTAGCAGCGGGGCTGATGGGTGGCAGATAAATAAAGATGGATCTGCTACCTTTCAAACTGCAACGATTCAAGGGGGTATTACTGCCACAAGCGGCACGATTGGCGGGACAACAATAACCTCTACTAATTTAAACCAATACAGCGGATCTGGGACTGCATCACATGGGGACGCAGATACTGACTTCTGGCTTGATGATTCTGGTAACTTCAGCCTAAAAGATAAGTTTGTTTGGACTGGCGGCTCAACTAATACTTTGGTCGTTGATGG